AACTTTAGATTATGAACCAGGTGCAATCAACGTACCAGGAACAGATTCACACTTTGATAACTTAGCAGAACTTTTACCTGATGATGTATTAGAACCAATTGGAAACGAAATGGTGCAAAATTATATGGACTACAAATCATCAAGAAAAGAATGGGAACAGTCTTACATCACAGGATTAGATCTTTTAGGATTTAAATATGAAAATAGAACGGAACCTTTTCAAGGAGCTTCAGGGGCTACGCACCCTGTGTTAGCAGAAGCAGTTACACAGTTTCAAGCTCAAGCATACAAAGAATTATTACCAAGTGATGGACCAGTAAGAACACAAGTTGTTGGTGTTAAAAATGCACAAACAGAACAACAAGCAAATCGTGTAAAAGATTTTATGAATTACTTAGTCATGGATCAAATGTCAGAATATGAATCTGAGTTTGACTCAATGTTATTTCATTTACCTCTTGCAGGTTCAACATTTAAAAAAGTGTACTACGATGTGCCGATGGGAAGAGCGGTATCAAAGTTTGTACCAGCGGATGAATTAATTGTCCCGTATACGGCTACCTCATTAGACGATGCGGAGGCAGTTATTCATACAATAAAAATTTCTGAAAATGAATTAAGAAAACAACAAGTTAATGGTTTTTACAGAGATGTAGAGTTAGGCCCACCAGGTACAGACACTAATAATGAACTTGCTAAAAAAGAACGTGAGTTAGATGGCACAAAGAAAACAGGAAAAAACGAACCTGTATATACTTTGTTAGAGTGTCATGTAAATTTAGACTTAGAAGGTTTTGAAGAAGTTGGACCTGAAGGAGAACCAACTGGAATAAAATTGCCCTACATAGTAACTGTAGAGGAAGGCAATAGGAAAGTTCTTTCAATTAGAAGGAACTATGCGCCCGATGATCTAAAGAAAAATAAGATCCAATATTTTGTCCACTTTAAATTTCTGCCAGGACTAGGATTTTATGGCTTTGGACTCATTCACATGATTG